TTATATTCTTGGTTTGTATGTAACTGGCGTAAATAGCAATAAATTTATTAATGTAAACTTATTTAAAAACCGCTTATATTTCGTAGAAGAAAACTCTATGAATGTCTGGTATTTGCCGACAAATTCCATAGGTGGTGCAGCGCAAGTCCTTAATTTTGGTGGTATTGCTAGAAATGGTGGCTACATTCAAGCAATGGGTACTTGGACACTTGACGCTGGTTATGGTGTAGATGATTTTGCCGTATTTATTACCAATATGGGCGAGGTTATCGTCTATCAAGGAACAGACCCTTCCAATGCTTCTACATGGGCTTTAAAAGGCGTTTGGCAAATTGGTTATACCTTTAGCCGTAGATGTATGTTTAAATGGGCTGGCGACCTTTTAATCCTTACTAATGATGGATTGACGCCATTAACTGCGGATTTGCAATCTAGCCGCTTAGACCCTCGTATTAACCTTACAGACAAGATATATTCTGCCGTAGCAAACGCAGCGCAGTTATATAACACCAATTTTGGCTGGCAAATTATGTATTACGCCAAGCCTCAAATGCTTATTTTAAATATTCCATTTAATGATGGCCCTCAACAATTTGTAATGCATACCATTACTAAAGCATGGGCTAATTTCACAGGAATTGGTGCTACTTGCTTTGAAATGTATTACGACAACTGCTATTTCGGTGGAAATGGCTTTGTAGGGCAATTTTTTACTGGAAATTCAGATGCTGGCTTAAATATTAACGCCACAGCACAGCAAGCCTATAACTATTTTGACTCTAGGGGTCAATTAAAACGGTTTAGTATGTGCCGCCCAATTTTCCAAACAGACAACAATTTGCCTACTATTTTGGCAGGTATGTCCTATGATTTTGATGCTTCTAGCCCTGTAAATGCATTAAGTTATAACCCTGTTGGCACAGGTTCTGGAGTATGGGATTCCGCTATTTGGGACTCAGCTATTTGGACTGCTGGATTGGTTACAAATAAGCAATGGCAAGGCATTACTGGCGTTGGTTATGCAGGTAGTTTGACGCTTAATATTGCATCGCAAAATGTGGAATTACATTGGGATTCAACGGATTTTGTAATGGAAAAAGGTGCGGTTCTTTGAGGAAAATTAGCACCCTTAATCAGTCAAATCTTAGGGATTGGCTATCAGATAAGGGTAATTTTAGATATCCCAAAGAAACGCTGTGTATTGGACAATTTAAAAATGAAAAATTAATAGCGGTAGTCGGATATAACAACTTTACGCCAAATTCATGCCAAATTCATGTAGCTTCTACTGATATTTATTGGATAACAAGTGGTTTATTAAATGCTGTATTTGATTACCCCTTTAATAAACTGAAAGTCAAGGTTATACTAGCACCTATATCAAAGAATAATGTTAAGTCTTTGAATCTGTGCCGAAAACTTGGCTTTGAGCAGGTAGCTGACATCCCTTATGGACATCCAGATGGGGACTTAATAGTTATGGCAATGAAGCGTGACCAATGTAAATGGTTACAACAAGGAGAATGAAATGGGCGGCGTAGTAAATGCATTTAACGACTTAATTGGTGGCGGAAGCAGCAGTCAAAGTACTCCTGCTATGCCTCAATATCCAGCAGCACCTAATTATACCCAAGCGGCTCAAGCTACTGCCGCAGGGAATTTAATTAATCAAAACAACCCTTATGGAAGTTTAAATTACAACCAAACTGGTACTGACCAATTTGGTAATCCTATTTATTCTGCAAATCAAAGTGTTGCTCCAGGACTTCAAAATGCGGTTAATAACTCTCAAAATGCTGTATCCAATTATAGTTTTGGTAGTTTTAACCCTTCTAATTTGCCTTCTGTGGGCATTAACCCTGGACAGACTTATCAGCAAGCTGAAATGTCTATATTACAGCCACAACTTGACCGTCAAAGGCAACAAACGCAAACTCAATTAGCTAATCAAGGTATTCAGCCAGGTTCTGAAGCATATAACAATGCTATGTATGACCTTAATAACAGTCAAAATAACCTATTAGCTAATGTAACCACTCAAGGTATTGGCGTTGGAGAACAGGCTAATCAACAAGCCTACAATCAACAATTAGGTACATATAATACCAACTTAAATGCTCCATTTACTTATGCAAGCAATGTTAAATCATTGGCTACTCCAAGCTATGTACAAACTCCTGCTGGCCCTAATTATTTAGGGGCTACAACTGCATTGGGTAATTACAATCTTGGTGGCTATCAAAATCAACTTGGCGCATATAACGCTGCATTAGCTAATCAAACCAATCAAACTAATGGATTGCTTGGTCTTGGTGGTACATTAGGCGCAGCCTATTTAATGTCGTAAGGAATAAAAATGGCAGATTTACTTCAAACCACACAATCCGTACCAAATACTCAGACATTATTGCAACCTGAATATCCTGAATTACAAACATTAGGTCGCCAACAGGCCTATGCAAATGCTTTGATGGGTCAAGGATTAAATAATCAACCTCAAGGTCAAATGGTTAGTGGTTTTTATGTAAAACCATCTGCTTTACAACAATTAAGCCCAGTAGTGCAAGCACTTACAGGCGCTTATTTAGGCAATAAAGTTGAGAAAAAACAACAAGAATTAGCCAGTTTATTGCGTGGTAAACAATCTGAAGCTGTGCAAAATTATATGCAAGCTCTTAATCCACAACAATCAGAATTGGCTGGCCCAACACCTACTGGCGCACCTTTACAGACTGTTAATACGCCTGATTACAATGCCGCTTTTGCTGCTGCAACTAGCCCTTATGCTCCTGCGCCATTGCAAGCTGCTGGCTATGAAATGCTTAAAGACAAAAAATTGGCAGAAGGTGAAACCCTTAATAGATTTAACTTTAATACTGGACAACTTACGCCTTATGCTGCTGGTGGTGAAAAATTACCAAATGAAATTAAAGCTGCTGCTGCCGTATTAGGTTTGCCATTAGACCAATCTAAATGGACTGCACAAGACAGAGCAGCAATTAATAATCAAATGTTGCAAAAAATTCGTGCTGGAGTAAGCAATGTAAATGTAAGTATGGGTAAAGACCTTTCATCGCAAATTGGCGATATTATGAAAGAATCTAAAGCCTCAACAGTTGGCGCAATGCAAACAAACGCTTCTGCTGACAGAATTTTAAATACTTTGGCTAAAAATAATGCTATTCAAGGCCCAGGCGCAGATATTCGTTTAACTGGTATGCAATTAGCTAATGCTATTGGAGCTAATGGCAAAGATGACCAACAAAAACTTGAAAATACTCGTACTTTAGTGCAAGAAACAGCAAGATTAGCTGCACAAGCATCGGCAATGAACAAGGGTCAAGGTGCTGTGTCTGATTATGAGCGTAAACTTTACGCCAAAGTTGCAGGTGGTGATATTAATTTAAGCCCTGGTGAATTGGCTTTGATTGCAAAAAGGGCTAATGAAGGCGCTCAATATCAAATTCAACAACATCAAAATAAAATTAATTACATTAAATCCAACCCACAAACTGCTCCATTAGCACCATTTTATGAAGTGCAGCCAATTAATTCTACTGCAACTAATGGTAATAAAGTAGTTGATTATAGTAGTTTGAAATAAGGACAAATATGGATGTAAGGCTTCCTGACGGCACTATCGTACAAAATGTGCCAGACAACATCACAAAAGCTGAATTAGACGCTAAATTATTAGCCAATAAGCAGCAAATGATGGAATCTGGTCGTACAGAAAGTTTATTAAATCCACAAGCAAATGAGCGAAATATCCCTGCTGTATTTGGTCAAAGCGCAATTAAAAGCGTTGCAAACTTAGGCGATATTGTTCTTGGAGCGCCTGAAAACTATAAAAGAATTGGTCAATATATTAGCGGTAAATTTCAGGGCCAAGATGTTGAAGCACCTAGAGGCGCTACACCAGTTACTAATTTTCTATTGAAACATGATGTATTAAAGCCTGAAAATGAGCCTAATACACCATTGTTAAAAACTGCTGACTTTGCCATTCAAGCTGGTACGC